CCCCGAAGGGGAAGGGGTATGGCAAACCGATCCGGCTGGCCGGTTTCCAGAAGGAGTGGTTGGAGGAGGCGCTGGCGCCGGGGGTTGATGTGGCGGTCCAGTCGATCCCCCGCGGCAACGGGAAGAGCACGTTCCGGGCGGCGCTGGCATTGTGGGCCGTGTTCGATGACACGGACACCGGGGCGCCTCAGGTGCCGATCGTGGCGACGACGGTGGGCCAGGCGAAGAAAGCGATCTACACGGTGGCGGCCCAGATGGTGGCGGCCGAACCGGAATTGTCGCGCCGGTCGATCCCGTTCACGGCGTGGGGGGCGGAACGGCTGTGGGTGCCGTCGACCGGCGGCGAGTTGTTCCCGATCGCCAACGACGTCGGCGGCCTGCAGGGCCTGGACCCGTCGTTCGGGGTGGTGGACGAGCTGGCGTTCATGCCGATCGAGGCGTGGGTGGCGCTGACCGAATCGGCGGGGAAGCGGGACCATTCGCTGATCGCGGGGATTTCGACGCCGGGTCTGGACCGGGATAACGCGCTGTGGCACATCCGGTCGCAGGTGCTGGCGGGGGCGGACATGCCGGGAACGGTGTATTCGGAGTTCTCGGCTGATCCTGGGTGTGACGCGGGGGACGAAGATCAGTGGCGGCGGGCGAACCCGGCGATCGACGCCGGGTTTCTGCGGATCGAGGCGTTGCGTTCGTCGCGGGGTCGTACCCCGGATGGCCTGTTCCGCATTTTCCGGCTGGGCCAGTGGGTGGACGGGACGGAGTGCTGGCTGGGTCCGGATGGGGGCCGCGAGTGGGACGCGCTGGCGGACCCGGCGGAGCTGGTGGCCGGCGAGGCGTGGCTGGGGGTGGACGTCGGTTTGAAGCGGGATTCGACGGCGGTGGCGGTGGTGCAGCGCCGCCTTGACGGGCGCTGGCATGTGAAGGTGCGGGTTTGGGTCCCGACGGCCGATGAGGCGGTCGACGTGACCGATGTGATGGAACACATCCGGCGTCTGGCGTCGCTGGTCGACGTCCGGGGCGTTTCCTACGACCCCAGGTTTTTTGATGTGCCGGCGAAGATGCTGGAAGACGAGGGGCTCCGGATGATCGAGGTGCCCCAGTCGGTGGAGCGTATGACCCCGGCGGTCGGGTCGGCGTTCGAGCTGATACGCCGGGGCGGCCTGTCGCACGACGGGGACCGGCCGGTGACGGCCCAGGTGTTGAACGCGGTGGCTCGGTTCAACGACCGGGGGTTCACCCTGGCGAAGGGGAAGAGCCGGGGGCGGATCGACGCCGCGATCGCGATGTGCCTGGCGTTGGATCTGGCGTTGCGCCAGGAACGGCCGGTTGGGGAACAGGTGTTTTTCGGATGACCGAACCCGCACAGTCCGCCGAAACTGTTCGGGCACGTCGCCTGTCCTGGGACGCGCCAGCGCCCCCGCTAGAGGGGGGCGATTGGGGATTCGAGCCTTACGACGATTTTCTTGATGGCTGTATGGCTGAGGCCGGCGATCTCGGCGATGGCCCGGAGGCTGACTCCCTCAGCTCGCAATTGGAGGATCAGTGAGTCCCTACGCTCGGTCGCTTCCCTGGCCCGCTTCGCTTGAAAGGCGAGTTCCTGCGAGGTGTTCACTGGCACACCCCGCATTCGGGATCGTCACACGGTTCGGTGCCCTGTTCGACTTCGGTGATGATGAAACGCCAGCCGGCGGCCCGGTCTGTGGAGTAGCCGACGGCAATGGTGTGGCATCCGGTGCTGCGCCAGACCATGCCGGCCGGGGCGTCCACGTTGCCGAGGAGTTCGCCGGTCGACTCCCCCCACTCGTCCCAGTCGCCCCCGGCCTCGGCGATCAGCCGCAGGGCTTTTGCTTTGCTCATCGTTCAGCGGGTTTTGATGGTCGGGCCGCCCGAACCGCCCCGGCGTTTTTTCGGCCGAGGTTTGGCGGCCGCGGTGGCGGCGGCGCGGCGGGCGTCATCGCAGGCCGGGCAGACAGGGACGTTGAATACCCGATGGGTGGTCGGGGCTCCACAGTCGTCACAGGGCTTCGTTGTCATTGGTCAGTTTCCCTTACTGATCGTCAGGGTCTTGTAGGCGCCGTCCCGGCACAGGGTCAGGTAGGCGGTTCCGTCACTCGAGCGGCGGTTGGTGACGATCCAGATCTGGCCGTCGATTTCGAGGGTGTCGCCCTTGCGGGTCTTCCAGGTGGGGGTCTGGTTCGTTGTCATGGTCATAGTAAACCATGTTTCCAGGACCTTGTCAACAAGGTTTCCAAGAAATCTTTCGGGACCCTCGCACACATCGACGGTGATGGGGTGTGACTGATCGCCGCGAGTTCGAGCGGCGCCGCATGGCCCATTTCCGTCGCACACATCGCGGTCAGGAACCCCCGAAACACGGCCTGACCGGCTATCAGAACTACGGCTGCCGCTGTTCGGTGTGCCGCGAGGCGAACCGCGAAGCCACCGCCCGCAACCGCTAGGTATAGTTCGCAGAACGCTTGCAGGAGTTAGCACCCCCATGGTGGGGTCGGGGCGTGGCCGACGTGCTCGAACTGGCCGGCGCCGTTCTGATCATCATCGGCCTGGCCCTGTGGGCGTTCCCCGTCGCCCTTGTCGTCACCGGCCTGTTCATGGTCTACGCCGCCAACGCCCCGGCGGCGAAACAGGCACCTGACCGGGCCCGGACCCGGTGACCGTCCTCGCCCGCTACCGGGAAGCCCGCAGTATCGAGGGGACGATTCCGCTCACCTCCCAGGCCCTCATCGACATGTTCTCCACCCCGGTGTGGGCCGGGGTCGACGTGAACGCCCGCACGGCCATGGGTGTCCCCGCCGTCCGCCGCGCCGTCGGCCTCATCGCCGGGGTCGCGGCGGGCCTGCCACTCAAGACCTACCGCGACCAGGCCGACGGGACCAGGGTCGAAACCACCGGCCAGATCGGCGTCCTCAAAGCCCCCTATCCGTGGACGACACGGTTCGCTTTCTGGCGCCAGGTGTACGCCGATCTGCTGCTGTACGGCAACGCCTACCTGTTCAAGTCGACCAACGATCTGGGGGCGATCGTCCGCCTGTTGCGCCTGCCGCCGTGGGAGGTGACGGTCCGCCAGGACGAGGGGACCCCGCTGAACCCCGGCGGGAAATGGTTCCAGCTGTCCCGCACCTCCCAGCGGTACGGACCGGCCGACGTGATGCACATCGCCGATCTGAGCATCGACGGGCTCTGCGGGATCTCCCGCGTCGAGCTGGGCAAAGAGGCGATCGGGGTGGCGATCGCCGCCGAACAGACGGCGGCGAAAATGTTCGGGGAGGGCCTGCTGTTCACCGGCATCCTGTCGTCAGACCAGGACATCGATCAGCAGGCAGCCGAAACGTTGGGGGCCCGGTTCCGCAAGGTGATCGGGTCGCGGGGACCGGGAGCGAAGATCCCCGTCCTCGGCCGGGGCACCAAATTCGAGAAAGTGTCGATGGCCCCCGAAGAGGGCCAGTTCATCGAGGGCCGCCAGTTCCAGGCCACCCAGGAAATCGGCCGCCTCTTCGACGTCGACCCGGCGCTGCTGATGGACCCCACCGCGGTGATGAACTACGGCGAACCCCAGAAACAGAACTTCCTCGATTTCACGATGGAGTCGTGGTTGCGGCTGGTGGAACAGGCCGTCAGCGACCATCTGACCCCGCGGGGTCAGTTCGCCGAATACAACCGGGGGGCGTTCCTCCGCGCCGACACGAAAACCCGTTACGAAACGCACGCGACGGCGGTCCAGTTCGGTTTGAAGACCCGCAACGAATGCCGGGCCGACGAGAACTATCCGCCGCTCGACGGTCTGGATGAGCCGTTGACCCCGATCAATCTGGGTGGGGCGGCCAACGAACAGCCGGTGTCGGGGGAAACCCCGGCCCCCGATCAGGCGGCGACAGTGTGAGAGAAACCCGTTCCTTCTCGATGGACAACGTTTCGTTGCGGGCCCGCACCGACGGGCTCCATTTCCGGGGTCACGCCGCGGTGTTCGGCCAGCGGGCCTGGATCGGGCCCCCGAAGTACGGGTTCTGGGAGGAGATCGACCCCGGCGCCTTCACCCGTGCGATCGGCGAGGACGATGTGCGGTTCCTGGTCGACCATGATCCGGGGAAGGTCCTGGCCCGCAACCTGGCCGGCACGTTGCGGCTGTCGATCGACAAGCGGGGTCTGGTGGCCGACGCCGACATGGCCGACGTCACCTACGCCCGCGATCTGGCGGTGCTGCTGGAACGGGGCGACATCTCGCAGATGAGTTTCGGGTTCGTACCCCGCGAGGAGGAATGGTCGACCGACGGCGACGGGGTCGAAACCCGGCGCCTCCTCGACGTCGAGCTGTTCGACGTGTCGGCGGTCGCCTACCCCGCCTACAGCGGCACCGACGCTGCTCTGCGGGCCGTGGAGGCCCGCCGGGCCGATTTCCGCACCAATCAGCTAGCGACACTCAGAACCCGCCTTGAGGCGGCCTGGAAAGGGGAACCATGAGTCGAACCGCGGAGCTTCGGGAGCGGCGCCGCGCACTCTACGAAGAGGCGCGGTCGGCCCTGGACGAAGCTGAACGTGACAACCGGGACCTGGGCGGCGAGGACCTGGCCCGCTGGGAATCCCAGATGGGCGAGGTTGACCGCCTCGGCCGGGAAATCGAGGCCCGCGAACGGGATGAGGAGACCCGGCGGCGCCTGGAAGGCAACGTCACCGAACCGGCCCTGCGGGCCACCCCGCCGCCGGGCCAGCCGGCGCCCGGTGTGACGCCGTATGAGGTGGCGTTCCGGAGCTGGGTCCGTTTCGGCCGTGACG